ATGAACACCACGTACGAGGAATGGGCCGCCAGGAAACTGCGCAGGTCAAAAGCCACAGGTAGATCTATTCTCACCAGATTCGGCGACCAAGTAACCGTGGCCTTCAACCACGAGCTCGTGTTTTTCTTTCCGAGCACTCCAAAACCATGGGTGGCTTTCACCAGGAACGGAGAAGCCGCAGGGTGTAACGAGGTAGTAGCATTGGCGGCTCTGCGAACCAGCTACCCGGACCTGTTCGATTACCGGGCCGGATATGGCAAGACTAAAGAACATGGAGCCCCACGCGCTGACAAAGCAACACAATGACAGTGAAGCAGCTGCAACAACTGGCAGAGCCGCACCTGAGCGTTCTGAGTGATCTGGCCAACCGTCACCTATGCCGGGCGACCAGTCGGCAGAGGCACGCTTTTCGGCTGACAGGGCGGGACCCGTTCAAAAATGACCGCGTGGGAACAGATCAAACGCCAGTTTGAGGCCGGGGCCGTTTGCCGCTACAAGCAGACGCCACGCCTTCACTACGAACCGGGCTGCATGTGGATCGAGTGCGATCGCGGCGATGACTGCAAATGCCGGATGAACAACGGCGACACCAAGGTCGTCACGCCGTTCCTCGCCGAGTGGCAGGCCCGGCGCACAGAAGCCGCAACCAACTCCACAAGACGGCCTCCGAGCCGGGCGGCATCCTTTGCACCATGCGAGGCACCAACGCCACGACGGGCAAGGCTATCTCTGGCCTTGACCACCTGAAACAGTCCGTTCGCGACATCCTGACGACACCGCTCGGAAGCCGCGTGATGCGCCGTACCTATGGCTCGCGCCTGTTCCAGCTCGTCGATGCACCGCTGAACCGTGGTACCATCGTCCAGCTCTACGCGGCAACCGTCGAGGCGCTTCTGCAATGGGAGCCGCGTATCACGCCCCGCCGCGTCGCCGTCGTTTCGAGCTCCACGGGCCGCGTCGAGATTGAACTCGAAGCAACCTACACCCCAACCGGCGAGCCGATCACGCTCGACGGAATCACTGTCACCGCATGAGCAACTACACGCCCATCGACCTTTCTACCCTTCCGGCTCCCGACGTGGTGCAAACCCTGTTGTTTGAGACGATCCTCGCCGAGATGCTGGCCGACCTCCGCGCCCGTGACACCGCCTTCACCGCGCTCGTCGAGAGCGATCCGGCCTTCAAGATTATGGAGGTAGCGGCCTATCGCGAGCTGCTCATTCGCCAGCGTGTCAATGACGGCGCTCGCGCTGTGATGCTGGCCTACGCGACCGGCTCGAATCTCGAACAACTGGCGTCCCTGTTTGGCGTCACGCGCAAGCTCATCGACGCCGGCGACGCCAACGCCGCGCCGCCAGTGCCTGCCACCTACGAGACGGATGCGAGCCTTCGCTATCGCACGCAACTCGCTCTTGAAGGCCTCAGCACTGCCGGGCCGGTCGGAGCCTACCAATTCCACGCGCTGGCCGTGAACGGCGTGAAAGACGTCGGCGTGCAGGGACCGCCAGACACCGAACCCGGCGAGGTGCTCGTCACGATCCTTTCTGATGACGGCAATGGCACGGCTGACTCGAATCTCATCGCGGCTGTTGAAGCCGCATTGAACGGCGAGGATGTGCGACCGCTGACCGATCAAGTCACCGTTCAGTCTGCCACGATCACGGAATATGAAGTGGTCGCGACGCTCTATATCCCGACCGGGCCAGATCCGAATCTTGTTCGCGCTGCCTCGCTGGCAAGCGTGCAGGCCTACGTTGCGGAACAGCACAAGGTCGGCGCTGACATCCGCCTGTCTGCCCTCTATGCCGCTCTTCACGTTGGCGGCGTCGAGCGTGTCACGCTTGCGTCTCCAGGCGTCACAACTGACCTCGTGTGTGATGCCGAGCACGCACCATTCTGCACTGACATCACGCTAAGCACCTCCAATGCCTGACGATCTCCTGCCACCGAACGCAACGCCAGCGGAGCGGGCTTTGAGCCTTGCGACCGGTCGCGATATGTTGGTGCCGATCAAGCAGCTATGGAGCCCGGCAACGTGCCCGGCTGGAATTCTACCGTGGCTCGCGTGGGCTCTTTCCGTTGACGAGTGGGATTCGACTTGGCCTGTGGAAACGCAACGGCAGGTCATCGCTGCCAGCATAGACCAGCATCGGAAGAAAGGAACGGTCGGCGCACTTCGCCGAGCATTGCAGCGCCTCGGTTACGAGGTCGAAATCGACGAGCGCACGGGCGTTGCATACACGTTCCGGCTCCGATTTAAAGTCGGTGCTGGCGGAACGGCTGGCGGCGCTGTCCTCGATGGTGCTGTCGTTCAAGCATCGCGAGCTGCCCTCATCCACAAAAACGCCCGCTCTGAACTCGTTGGCACAGATTACCTTGCGGACACCGATCCGGTGACGATCTTCGTCGGCGGCGCAACAGTCAACGGCGCAGAAGTCGAAATTCAGCCTCCAGCATAAATCATGGCCTACGAAGCAATCCTTACAACCATCGGCCTCGCCAAAATCGCCGATGCCATCGCGAACGACACCAGCGTGAACATCACGACGGGCAAAGTCGGCGATGGCAATGGCAACCCTGTTACACCTGACGAAAATTGGACGGACCTTGAGCGAGAAGTTTTCAGTGACACGCTGAACCGCGTGGACGTTGATCCTGTCGTCAGTTCGCGCATTTTGGCCGAGCTCATCATCCCGGCAAACGAAGGCGGCTGGACGATTCGCGAGGTCGGACTGTTCGACAATGATGGCGACCTGATTGCTGTTGCCGCATTTCCCGCCGTTTACAAGCCAACCGCCAGCGAAGGAGCCACGCTTGACCTTATCATTCGATTGATCCTCGACGTGTCGAACACGAGCGCGATCACGCTGCAAGTTGACTCCAGTATCATCGTCGCCAGTCGCTCATGGGTGGAAGCCAACTTTGATCTCTCCGCATTGATTCCAGGCGGAACAACCGGCCAGATTCTCGCAAAAGCATCCAATGCGGACGGCGACACTGAATGGGTGGATGCTGCCGATATTGGCAACGTGACCGTTGACATCGTCGAGGAGGTGCAAACGCTGACAGCCTCTCAAACTGTCGTGAATTTCTCGATTGTCACCGCTGAAAGCATTGGCGTTTACATTGACGGCATCCGCAAACTACCGAGCACCTACAGCCAGACCGGACCCGCTCAGATCACGCTTGCGACACCGGCAACTGGTGGCGAAAAGATCCACGTTGTGCAAAATGATCCGGCGGGAGAGACTGAGTTTTTGCAGACGGCAAACAATCTCTCCGATGTGCCAAACAAGGCCACGGCCCGCGGCAACCTTGAGCTGCTGACCAATACAACGTATCTTGACGCGCTATGGCAGCTCATGCAGCAGCGCACCTATCCGGTAGGTGAAATCTTCGTTACTCGGCAGTCCGGCAACCCATCCTCGATCCTCGGTTTTGGCACTTGGGAACGCTACGGGGCAGGTCGCGTGCTCGTCGGCTATGATGAAGCAGACGCGTCATTCAACAGCGTGGACAAGACAGGCGGTTCAAAGACGCACGTCTTGACCGTCGCTGAAATGCCGCCGCACAATCACACGCTCAAGCTCGGCGCTGGCAACACGACCGCAGCCGTTTTCAACGGTTCGAACGGGAACGTCACCACTGACGACACGACTTCGATTCAAAACACCGGAGGCGGTCAGGCGCACAACAACCTCCAACCTTACATCACCGTGTTTATGTGGCAGCGGACTGCATAAGGACGGCAATAGACAACATCCGCAGTAAAGAAACGCATGAACTACATCCTCAAAAACTGGAAAACCTCACTCGTCGGCCTTGTTGCCATTGCGGGCGTCATCACCTCGACATGGTTGCCTGAATACGCACCGCTCCTCAACAAGGCTGTCGTGTTCCTCACCGGCATCGGCCTTCTGGCTGCAAAGGACGGTAACAAGACCGGCGTCTAATGTCGATCTCGACCGCCATCGCCGCGTTCTTCACCGCTGCCACGGCAGCCATGCGGGCGTTCCCGCTGTGGCTGGCGTGGCGGCAATCCGAAAACCTCGAAGCCCTGACTGATGAAATCATCCAACTGGAAAGCCGCGCTCGTCCTGATGAGCGTCCTCGCCTTGACCGCCTGCGTGTCAAGATCGCCAACGCCCGAAAGCAACATGCGGATGTTCTCGCCGTCATCGCTGCATCTGAAGGCGGGGCAACCCGTCCAGACAATCAACGGGACGTACATCCCCCAGGTTGATGAAATCTGGCACTCGCACGCGGACTATATGGCCCGCGTCTATGAAGGGCTCACCCGAAAATAGCCACGCAACCAACCCCACAAGACACCCCAACTCCAACCCCTAGAATCGCACCATGCCCGAGCAATTCCTTCACGGCGTTCAAGTTGTCGAAATCAGCGATGGCCCGCGCCCCATCCGCACCGTAAACTCTGCCATCATCGGCCTTGTCGGCACCGCTCCCGACGCCGAGGCAGCCGTTCCCGCTTCGATCAGCATCGGCACCGGCTCGGCAGGCCTGACGTTTGTCGCCAAGACCGCAGGCATCATCGGCAACGAAATCTCCGTCCGCCTGAAGAACCCCGGCGCTGCATCTCAAGCGCTGGCTGTCAGCGTCTCCGGCAAGGCGATTACCGTCTCGCTGGCAACGAACAGCTCCAGCGAAGTCACCAGCACTGCCGCACTCATCAAAACGGCCATCGAAGCCAACACCGACGCGAACGCGCTCGTGGAAGTCTCTGGCGCAGACGATGGCGACGGCACTCCTGGCGGCTCTTCCATCGGCACCGGCGTTGTGACGCCATCCGCGACGACCCGCCTGCAAGGTGGCCTCGATGAGTCCTTCCCGATCGACACCCCTTACCGTGTGGCTGCCAGCCGTGCTGAAGCTGCTCGCGCTGGCCTGACTGGCACCATCCCGGCCGCCCTCGATGACATCCTTGATCAAGTCGGGGCCGTGATCGTCGTCATCCGCGTGGAGTCCGACGAAGACGCGGAAGTCGCGAAGGCGAACGTCATCGCTGGCATCGAGAAGCTGCTCGACAGCGAGAGCGTGACCGGCCTCGTGCCGCGCATCCTCATTGCTCCCGAGTTCTCCAACGAGAAGACCGTCGCCGACGCTCTGGTGTCTGCCGCGAACAAACTCCGCGCCTTCGCGTTTGCCGATGGCCCGAACAGCACCGATGCCGCCGCGATCAACTACGCGACGCAATTCGGCAGTGACCGCTTGGCCATCATCGACCCGTGGATCGTGAAAGACGGCGTCGATCATGCACCGTCTGCCGCATGGGCTGGCGCAACCGCAAAGTCCGACTACGAACGAGGCTTCTGGTGGTCGCCTTCCAACCTCGAAATTCTCGGCTTCACCGGCACGTCTCGCGCCATCGGCTTCCGTCTCGGCGACGTGACCAGCCCGGCCAACCTGCTGAACGAAGCGAACGTCACGACGATCATCAAGCAGAATGGCAACCGCCTATGGGGCAACCGCACGACCAGCGCCGATCCGAAGTTCGCCTTCATCTCCGTGCGTCGCACTGCCGACCTCATCAACGACAGCATCCTCCGCGCTCACCTTTGGGCCGTGGATCGCAACATCTCGCGGACCTACCTCGAAGACGTGACCGAATCCGTCAACGCCTACATCAAGACGCTGACGAACCTCGGGGCCGTGCTCGGCGGCAAGTGCTGGCCTGACCCGGACCTGAACAGCCCCGCAAACATTCAGCAGGGCAAGGTTTACTTCAACTTCGAGTTCACGCCGCCTTATCCGGCGGAAAACGTCATCTTCCGCTCAATTCTCGTGAACGACTACATCACCGAAATCCTCGGCTAAAACTTCACCCTCCACCACCTGACCGATCATGGCTGCTGCCGCTCAAATCCGCAAAAACTTCAACCTGTTTCTCGATGGTTTCGGCTACGCCGGCAACGTCGAAGAGTATCAGGCTCCGACTCTCGCCGTGCAGGTCGAGGACTTCCGCGCTGGCGGCATGGACTCCAGCGTCGCGCTCGACATGGGACAAGAGAAGCTCGAAGCCTCGTTCAAGCTCTCGAAGATCACCGCCGATGCGCTGCGTCTTTGGGGCGTCGGGCAGGGGACGACGTTCAGCCTTGTCGTTCGCGGTGCTCTCGAAAGCCTCGACGGCACCGTCAAGCCCGAAGTCTTCACACAGCGCGGAACCATCCGCAGTGTCGAATGGGACGCGGTCACGGCCGGCGCAAAGGCTGGCGTTTCTCTGACGATGGACATCCGCGAGTTCGCTTACGACATCGACGGCGTGCGTGTGCACGACATCGACGTTCTTAACATGAAACGCATCGTCAACGGCGTGGATCGTCTCGCCGCTCAACGTGCCGCTATCGGCCTGTAATCCATCGCCGCCATGAGCAAAACCACCATCACTCTCGATCACCCGATTACCATCGACGGCGCAAAGGTCAGCGAGCTGGCGATTCGTCGCCCGACCGTGAAAGACATGCGCGTCGCAAAGAACTCAGGCAAGAACGACGCCGATCAAGAGATCGCGCTCATCGCGAATCTCGCGCAGATCGCGCCTGCCGACGTGGACAATCTCGACATCGCCGACTTCGTGAAGGTCCAGAAAGTCCTCCAGGGTTTTTTTGGCTTGAGCGAGACGACTGCATGAGGGCTGTGCTCGTCCTCGCGAATTACACTGGCTGGCCGCTGTCTGAAATCGACCTGATGCCCACTGACGAGTTTGTGGAGTGGGTGACGAAAATCCCAACTCCGAACCGCCGTGGCTAACCGAAACATCTCCGCAACTGTCCAGATCGGGGCGACCATGTCGTCGTCGGTCGGCAGTGTTTTCGGTGGCATCACTCGCAAGGTCAACGACCTCGGGTCCTCGCTTTCGAAGCTCAAGCGCCAGTCGGCAGACATTGGCCGACTTCAAGCCGCACAAGGCCGACTCGCCGACGCACAGAGCAAAGGCAATGCTGCCGCTGTCGCTCGTTACTCGGCGCAGATCGAGAAGCTATCGAGCTCACTCCGCGAGGCTGGCGTTGACACATCCAGGCTGTCGCAGGAACAGGCCCGGCTTGCCTCGCAGATCGGACGCACCGAAGGCCAGCTTGGACGGATGACGCGGCTGTCTGGCGCGTGGAGCGGCTTCAAGAGCAACCTCCTGAACGTCGGCGATGCTTTCGGTCGCGTGAAGAGCAACGTCACCGGGTTGGCGACGAAGCTCGGCGTGCTCGGAACGGCCGCCGGTTATCTGTTCAAGACTCAGTTCCTCGACACCGCTGCCGAGTTTGAGAAACTGCAAACCATGCTCACCAGCGTGGAAAAAGGCGACGTGAACAAAGCAAAAGCGTCGTTTGGGTGGATTTCAACCTGGGCCACTGAAACGCCGCTTCAACTCGCGGAGGCAACGTCAGCATTCATCAAGTTCAAAAACTACGGCCTCGATCCAACCAAAGGAGGGCTGGAGGCACTTGAAGATCAAAACGCCAAAATGGGAGGCGGCATCCACGAGCTTGAAGGCCTCATCATGGCCGTTGGTCAGGCGTGGACAAAGCAAAAGCTGCAAGGTGAAGAAATCATGCAGATGCAAGAGCGCGGAGTGCCCGTGTGGGATTTGCTGTCGGCAACGATGGGGAAATCTGTCGCTGAATTGCAAGACATGTCGAAGGCTGGAAAGCTCGGCAGAAAAGAGATTGAGCTTTTGCTCAAAGCCATTGGTCAAAACTCGAAAGGCGCTGCCAAAGCACAGATGAAAACTTGGGGCGGCATGATTTCCAACCTCCAAGATTGGTGGTCTAAATTTACCGTAATGGTGATGAGCGAAGGCTTGTTCGAGTGGATGAAGGGCAAGCTCGGCGGCGTGCTTGAAGAACTCAATCGCGCTGCCGAGGATGGCCGTCTGCAGATGTGGGCCGAGCAGACCGGCGCGGCGATCAAAGAGTTCTTTGTCAACGCCTGGGAACTCGGGAAATCGATCCGCGACGTCGCCGTCGCTGCCGCTGATTTTGTCGGCGGCTGGAAGAACCTCGGCATCATTCTCGGAGCCGTCGCTCTGGCGCCCACTATCGCCAGCGTCGTGCAGCTCGGCATCGCCATCGGTGGCGTTCTCGGGCCGTGGGGCCTGCTGGCCGCTGCCGTCATCGCTGCTTTCACCGCGCTCTACAAGTACCGCGACGAGATCAAGGCATGGCTGGAACAGCAGCCGCAGTGGCTTCAGTGGCTTCTGAAGATCACGAACCCGGTCGCGATGATGGTCGTCTATTGGGACAAGACCACCGCCGCGATTGCCCGGTTCAAAGACATCGCAGCCTCGGCGATTGATTGGGTGATTCAGAAGATCGACGCCCTGTTTGCCAAGCTCAGCAGCCTGTCGAGCATGTCGATCGGCGGCGTGTCCATCGGCGACGCGATCAACCTCGTGAAGGACTACAACCCTGTCTCCGTGACTTCACGGCTGATTCAAACAGGTCAAATCATGCCCGCGGCGTCCATGCCTCAAGTCAGCAACGCCAGCGTGAAGCAGGATTTCCAGATCAACGTCACAGCGCCGTCTGCAGATCCTCAAGCGGTCGGCCAGGCGGTGAAGTCGGCCATCAAAGAGGCTCCGCTGTATGACACAACCTCAGCCCTTGGACCGCGATGAATGGCGTGATGATGATCCTCGGCGGCTTCCCGTTCATTCTCGGGACCGTGCCTTATCAGCAGTTTGCTCGGCAGTCCGGCTGGAACTGGCCGGAACAGCAGCTTATCGGCACGACGCCGGCACTCCAGTTCACCGGCAAGCAATCCGAGAAGGTCACGCTGTCGGGCATGCTCTGTCCCGAGCTGACCGGCGGCCGTGGTGACCTCGAAAAGCTCCGCTTGCTCGCCGACCAAGGCAAGCCGCTGCCGCTCGTCGGTGGCACCGGTTTATTTCTCGGGTTGTGGGTGATCGATAGCATGGACGAGGGGCAGGACGTGCATTTCGCAGACGGCATGCCGCGCCGCATGACGTTCACGCTGAACCTGAAGAAGTACGGCGACTCGCTGTCTGGCGTCGGCAGCGTGCTCGGCAACATCTCACGCGTGGCGTCGTTGTTCGGCTAACATCATGGAAGCGACCTATCAGACCAAAACTGGCGACGTGCTCGATGAAGTGGTGAACCGCTTCTATGGCCGACAGGACAATCGGCTCGTCGAACTCGTGCTTGAGGCAAACCGCGACCTGGCAGAGCAGGGGGCGACGCTCCCGGCTGGCCTGACCATCATTTTCCCTGACTTGCCTGTGGCCGAACCCACCGAACGCGTTCAGCTATTCTCGTGAAAACTCCAGATCAGATCAAACCGAACTACGGCCCTGTTTACGCAGCAGCCTTGTATCCTGATCTTTGTGCGATCTTTCAAAAGCGCGGGTTTGCGCTGGCGGTGCACGGCTCACTAGCAAGAGACTTTGATTTGATCGCTGTTCCGTGGACTGAAACAGTTTCCAAGCCTGACGAGGTGTTGGCAGACATCATGGCTCAATTTGCTGTCGAAGTATCTGTTGATTCACCTGTTCAGCGCAACCACGGACGCATTGCGTACACGCTCATTTGTGGCTTTGGTCACTGTCAGATTGACCTGTCGTTCCTATCAATGAAATGACACCGACCTTCAAACTCACCGTTTCCGGCAACGACATCACGAGCGATGTTTCCGGGCGGCTCGTGCAGATGGAATGGACGGACGGCGTCGAGGAGAAATCCGACGTTTTCACAGTCACGCTGCACGATGCTGACAACCGTCTCGCCGTGCCGAAGAAAGGCGCGAAGATCGAGCTCGCTGTCGGCTACAACGGCGCACTGCAAAAGGTCGGCAGCTATTCCGTGGACGAAGCCGAGATCGACGGGCCGCCGGACAAGCTCACCGTGCGAGCATCCGCAGCGCCGTTCGTGGACTCGGCAGGGAAGTCAGCGACCGCTCGCAAGTCGAAGTCGTGGGAAGACACCACGCTCGGCGAGATCGTTCAGAGCATCGCGGGCCAGCTCGGCGTCTCGGCCGCCATCGACTCGAGTCTGTCATCCGTGCAGATCACGAACGAACAGCAGGTGGATGAGTCAGACACGAACTTCCTTCTTCGCCTGGCTCGTCGATTCGGCGGCTACGTCAAATTCGCTCAGGGCCGCATGGTCGTTGCCGAGGAAGGCTCGGGCAAAGGCACGGGCGGCACGTCACTGACAGCCACGATCACGAAGCAGCAATGCACGTCCTGGCGCGTCTCATCCGGCGGCAAGGCTGAGGGGCTGAAAAAGGTCAAAGTGCGTTATCACGACTACCAGACCGGCGAGACGAAGAGCGTCGAGGCCGAGATCGAGAAGCCTGCCAGCGCTGCCGAGTTCTCGGACGTGCCTTGGCTCGCGTCGAACGAGAACACGTTCACGCCGCCCGCTCCAGCAGCCAGCGAGCCCGAAGCAAAGGCCATCGCAAAAACGACAGCCAAGCGGATTGCTCGCGCCACTCGCTCGTTCGAGATCACGCTTCCCGGCCGCCTCGACATCGTGGCCGGTGGCAAGATCAACCTGACGGGCTTCCGCGAAGGAGTCAACGGCAACTGGCTCGTCAAGTCCGTCCGCCATCGAATCGACTCGGGCGGCTGGTCGATGACGGTTTCAGGCGAGGGGGCTTGACGTTCCGCCGATTAGAACCACTTCAAACAACGGTCGTCTATTGGGACAAGACCGCATGGGCTGATCCCATCCGAAGAGTGTGGTCGTGGTGCTCATGCAGTCCATGCCCCCGCTAGAGTGAGATGTTTCTGGCTGAATGATTGCGCCGCGGCGAGCCGATCCTCGGGCGCGATGCCGGTGAAGTGGACGAGGAAGTCGCCGGGTTTCCACGAGGCCTCATAGCCGAACTCTGGCAGCACGGCGTTCATCGTGCGCGGATGGCGGATCATGATGCCGCCGTCAGGCTGGCAGTTCTGAAGCGCGTCTTGATCCCACAGACCGCCCCATCGTGCGCCCTCGTCCTTCATCGCTTGATCGAGCCAGGCGAAGGCCTCGGGCGTCGGCCTCCAGCTCATGTTGCCAGCAGACCACGCTTTGCCCGGATCGCGGTCACCGATCTTGTAATCGAGGCTGGCGGACATGAAGCAGCCCTCGAACGGCATGAAGCTCATCGGCGTGAGCACGAGCGTCGTGATGAGGCTGTCGGCATCTAGCCACAGGACAGGCTCGCCACGACCGGCGAGGAACTCGCGAATCCAGCGGAGTTTCTGAAACGAGGGGTGTCCGTGCTCGCGTGGGAAGTCGCTGTCGCCGAGCACGACGAGCTCGCAGCCGTGGCGCTTTGCCCACTCGATCTTAGACGGCAGGCAGAATTCAGCGATTGGCTTGATGTGGTGGGTGTGGCCGGTGAGAATGAGAGGCTTCATGGATTGACGGGATATTCAAAGCGTTGGAGTTCGATGCTGATGCAGGCGGCGATTGGTCCGTAGTCGTCGCCTTTGTCGCCGTAGCATTCTTTCCAGCCGGGGATTTTGTGGACTTCTTCGTCAACGTAGAAATCCACGATGACGCCGTTCAATCTCCGGTATTTGCCGTAGCCGAGCGATAGCACGACCGGCCTGCCAATCTTGCAGGTCACGCCGTTCCAGCGAGGGCCAGCCAAGCGGTATTCGATGGTTTTTTCGCCACGCTCGAAAGCCTCAAAGTACTCGCGCTTGATCCTTTGGGTGTGTAACGAAGTTCGATGTCGCGAGTGAGATTGCCGGATGCCATAGGGCGAGCATGCTCGTAAAAAATTGCACGTTTGCAAGATGTTTATCCTTGCACGTTTGCAATGCGCGGTATGGTGGAAGCCCACACTATGAA